CATACACACGGAAGCCATGCAGGTTGTTGATGACCAGACCGTTTTGCAGACCGGAACCACCGAAGTCGCCGTTCAACAGACGGCTGTCTTCGTCCTTCAACATTTCGATGAACACTGGATCAACAACCAACCAGCGACCTTGGGTGTCAACAAACTGCTGATCCAACAGACGACCCATACGTGCAATCACCATCAAAGGCGACACAGTGGTAGTGGGCAGTGCGCTTGCACCGGGCAGACGAGGAGCCAAAGGAATGGAATCGCCTGCGCTACCAGCGCTAGTCAGGTTACCGAAGCTAGGACGGCTCAGCTTCATGTTGGACAACAGTTCGTCAGAGCCAGCAGTGGAGATAGCTTTAGTACCGGGGAAAGTGGTACGAACGGTATCAGGAGTGCCATGCAATGCAGACTGTGTGAAGCCGGACAAATAGCCCAACACGTCTTGGTCATACTGGTCACGCAAGCGATAAGCAGCGCGGTCAGTAGCCATTTGCATGAAGTTCACATGCGAATGAGCAGCTTCAATGTCGTCGATCTTGAATGCGAAATAGTTCGACTGATCAACCACCAAGGTGAAGTCTTCGTCGTCCAGATCCTGAGCAGTGATTTGAGTACCACGCTTGTAGGATTGCACAGACACTTCTGGCTCTTTGATGATTTTAACGCTGTCGCCCATCTGAGCGATTTCACCGAAGTAGTCATTGTTGGTGATGTCTTCAACAACAGACGACTTGCGGAATGCGAGTTGTACTTTTTTGGAATAGATTACGGCACTGAAGTTACCGTTGGGAAATTGGCCGTAGCCGGGTGCGGAAGGAAAAGCCATTTTAAAATCTCCTATAGATATATTGGCATATAGTTAAATACGCTAACACTACTACAGAGGCTGACTTTATCGGGTACGTCATCCTTCCGAAGTGCCCAACGGAAGATAACGGGCCAATAAAACTTCAGGTGAATCTGACAGTTTATTGTTTTGCGTTACTGACATGGTGACATTGCACCATCTTACTTTGTCGCTGATCTACATACGTATTGGTTGGATGTTGCAAGCATCGGCAATACTAAAGGACACAACGACGATCTAAAGTAGGACGACAACATAAAAACATTGTCGTCCTGTTGAAAGTTATACCAGACTATTTCAGCCCGTGTCAACTATTATCGTGCGCCAGCACTCAAATCGTACACAAACTTACCAGATCGCATAGCTTTTTGAATTGCTTCTTCGTTCTTTTCGTAGTCACGACTAGACATCTTAGCTACTTGCGACTCGGTAAATACACCGTCACGATCTTCGCTAACAGGCGCAGAACGAGCACCACGGGTATTAATACTAGAAGCAGCATCACGTGCATAAGACGATGATTGCTTAGTCTTAATTCCCTTATCAGCCTTGTACAAGTCAATAGCACGTGACGCAGCACGAGCGTCAGAATCGTTCTCATACAAAGCATCTTGTACCCATTTTGGCTGTTCATCTACCCAGTTGTGAAACTCGTCACTGTCACGGATGTCGTTGAAGTCTGGATGAACCTTCATTAAATCGGCTTCAGCTTTATCACGAGCGCTTTGTTGTTCACGTTCATCAAGCTGTTTAAATCGGTTATCGATTTCTTGTGTCTGTTCTTTTGCTTTCTTAATAGCAATGGTTTCAACAATCTTGGCAATATCAGGATAGGCTCGTGCCCACTCTGCCAACTCTTCTTCACTTTTAGGTAGCTTGATTTGTTTCTCAGTAGACTGTTGTAGTTGTCCCTTCAACTCATCAATTTGCTTTTGCAAGGTGTGTTGCTGCTGTTGTGAGTGTCGACGAAGATCACCATAGCGTTTCTTAAAACTCTTCTCTTCTGCTGACAAATTAGTATCGTCATCATTATTTTCTTCAGCGGCTGGTTTATCGCCAGCATTTTCTTCACGCTGTTGAGTCATCTGTTTCAACTCTTCTTCTTCGCGTTCGATGCGATCACGGTTGGTATTGCGTTTACCAAACGATGAAACTGCCACTGTTTGCGGTTTCTGTTCCAAGACTACTTCAGTCATAAATACCTTTTAAGTTGGGGCTGCACTGTAGGAGACAATATGTCTCGGAGAGAGGTAGCCAATGATGGTGGGTATTGTTTATTACCAGTCTGCCCACCACAGACTCTGGTATTCATATTGTACTATATTAACGACGACCTGCTAAACCTTTTGTCTTGATGGGTTTAGGTGAATTCTTACGTTTAGAAACAAGACCACCTTTGGCAAGACCTTCTCCTGCACCTATACCGCCACCGCCTTCGCCAGCACCTATACCACCACCACCGACACCAACGCCAGTACCAACACCCATACCATCAGCACCTACACCATCAGCAGCGGCAATACCATCAACAGCTTCAGCAGCGGAAATATTACCCTCTGATATACTGACACTGACAGCAGCAACGTTTCCTTGTTCTGCGGCCTGAGCAGCAGTTAATCCACTAATTGTAGCGTCTGCAGCGGCCTGTGAAGCGGCTGCTTGTGCTGCAGGAGAATGACCAGCAGCAGCGGCTGCAGCGGCAGCGGATGAAGCAGCAGAGGCAGCAGCACCACCTGTACCAGAAGAACCAATTGTAGCAGTTGGTGCAGTGTTACTTGCCTGACTGTGACTATCAACAGCAGCAGGACTCCCGGTAGCCGCTACGTTAGCAGCAGCGGCAATACTGTGAGAGAGTGAGTTAACCGCATTAGTAACAAAACCTGTAACCATACCAGTAGGTGAAGCAACAGCGGGTATACCAGCAAGAGCAGCCAGCCCTGTAAGTCCAACAGCAACCGTAGTTGGAGAAACCGTGGATGCAGTAGCTAAACCATCAGCGTCTGTAGAAGGTGTACCTGTTGCTGACGAACCACCACCTGCTTGACCATCATTAATTGGTGTACCAGTTGCTGTAGTGTCGGTAGTAGTTTCGGGTTTTTTTACGTCTTCAGGTTTTGTTGTTAGCAATTCTTGTCCAGTGCCAACATATTTAAAACCTTCAGGAATAGGAGTAGAAGGCTTGCCGTTGAAGAATGTAATATACATCAAACGACCTTCAGCATTTTTATATGCCCTAACATCCAATGCCGGATTAGAAATAGAACTTTTTGGAATATTGTATTTAGCAAGATAGTCTGTACCGGGTTGAGCAAAACCACCAGCAGCAAACTCACGTTTACCACCCATAGATTCTGCATCGGTTTCACCAATGATGCTATCAATCTCAGACGAAAAAGTATCGTCGTCCATTTCATTGTCACCACTATGAAGAGCTTCAGCATCTGGTACTTCTTCAGCATTACCCATCTGACCGATGTCGTTCATGCGTTGCAGACCTTTCTTAGCCTTGTCACGCATCATCATCAACTTTTCTAATCCCCAATAGCGCACAACATCAGCAGGGAAAACAAACTCACCCTCGCTCAGCTTAGCGTCAATGTCATCCCTAACTTCTTCTTTCATAGAACCAACAGGAACTTCATTACCAGAAACTGGATCGACTGTGCCACCCTCTTGCATAACCCCACCATCAGCTAACATATTACTTTTGAGCATTGATTTCATCCTTCAAATACTTTAGCTGACGCAATGCAGCAATTGCACCTTGTGCCTTAAACATCTCACTAAGTTCTATAGCTTGTTCCAGTTTACGTTGGTTCTGCTCAATGTCATAGTCGAGCTTAGCTACAAAACCATCCCATATAAAAGGGCTGTTTAACATACCCTTCAATTTAGAAAGAAAAGCCTTGTCCATTTACACAGCACCCTGTGGAGGTTGAGGAGGTTGAGCAGCAGTGTTACCAGCAAAGCCTTGTTCACCCGGCACAGCAGCAGCACCAACACCAATGTTGCCACCACCACCACCTGTCATATCTGCAACAGCGGGAGCGCCTTGTTCTGGTGCAGCACCGGGTGCGGCAGCAGGTTGATTTTGCTGAAGCAGCATAGCTTGACGAGAAGCCTCTTCCATGTTGTTAGTAACCTTATCGGGATCAAGGTCCATCGACTTGGCAATTTCACGAATGATGTAGGGCATTTTAGCGAAGGGCATCAATGCAGGGTTGGCAACAATCTGCATAAACTGCATCAATCGCTGTGAACGAACTTCGTTAGCCATCAACGATTCAGTGCCTTTAGCAGATACTTCCAAGTCGCCTTTAATTTCTGGATCGAAATCAAACTGCATGTTAAAACTAAACATCGACTTACCCAACGGTGCCAACAAATAGTCGTCAATATTCTTGATGACAGTCTTGATGGAACCTGACGCAGCAGACATCAGCATGGAGATACCAGATGCTGTACGACCAACACCACTCACACCAGTTTGTCCGTGTGCAAACGATGGCATACCAGTCGATTCATCGGCAAGCTGACGAGCCTTGTCAAACATCTGCAGGTTTTCCTGAGACACGTTAGGAAACTTTGTACCGAACAAGGCTTGACCGGGAGCACCACCCTGACGACGAAACACTTTACCGGGATAAACTGTTAAGTCTTGACCGGGGACAAGGTTGGTTTCATCAATCTCAAACACAAGGTTACCCGACAACACACCGTTGTCTACAGCCATACGCATGAAACCATTCATCAATGTTTGGGTGTCGTCCATGTTCTCAGCAACACCAACACCAAAGATGGAATAGGGATTGAGTTCATAAGGGACAGCAAAGTATGGAATGTTGGCAGGCTTGAATGGGTTGAGTACAAGACGGATGATGCGGCCATTACAGAACCATACGTTAGCCTGCAACTCACCAAAGTCTGCAAGCTCATCTGGAATCTTAATGTCATTGTCATTCAACAAATCAACATCGATATTGCCCCAATACTCCATCACTTCATAACGATCAATGCCGAAATTGACAGCATAGTCACGTAGTGTATCTTCCCAATACTTCTTGGTATAGCTGGGTGCTTCCTTGAGCAAATCGTCAATGACATTCTTACGGAAGTGTGGACGATTCTTCAAAGCACGGAGTTGTGTACTGTTGAGCTTGTGACGCTCCAAGCAATACTGTGAATCATCCATGTTGACAGCGTCAGGATCAGGATAGAAGTTCCAAATGCTGACATGTGAAGTATCTGGAATATCCTTCATCACTGGAGAATAAACACCTTCTTCATTCCAGTTGGGATATTCCTTAGCCTTAGCGAACGGACCTTTCATTACACCAGTACCAAACAGCGCCATCTCAAAAGCTGTAGAGCGAAGCTGTTTACTTGCACCACCCTCTTCAAGTTGGTCATGAATCTTCTTCTCCATCTTCTTAGCTGCAACCATAGCAGGGTAGAAGTTGACAGATGTGGGTGTAACACCGGGACCAGCCTTTAGATTTTCAATATCTTTAAGATCTTCTTTCAAAGGACCAAGACGATCCATCAAAGACGACATAGTTGCACCGGGAGGTAAAGGCTTACCATCTCCTTTATAACCAAATGGAGTTAAAGGGGGTGGCTCTCCTGCCTGTGCAGGTTTAGAATCAAAGTGAACAACGTCTTCGACACCTTCTGGTAGTCGAGTAGGATCTACACTAATAGGAAAACTGTTGTTAGAAAACAACACTTCGATGATTTGACCATATGCTGCAAGCACCTTGGTCTTAGTCACCTTCACAAACACACGAGACTTCTCTGTCGATAGAAACTGTACATCCGGCCCATAAAGACCACGATAATTTCGATAAGCTTTTAACCAACGAGTCTCATCTTCACGACGACTTTCCTCAGCACGAGTATATCGCTCATTAACAAAGGATATGAGAGCACCAGCGTTGTAAGGGTCATTACCACCCTCATCTGCATCATCCAGAACAAGCGCTCTGTCGTCAATAAAGTTTTCGTTTGCCATGTGTCATTCCATAAATGTTGTCATACTATTCAGAGGTATAACATGTAAATGTAAGTATTAGTAGCCCATCACGCTATCAGCTATATGCATTCCGCTATTCTGTGTATTAGGATTGTAGTCGAACAATCCACTACGTGGTCGTGACATAACACCGTAACGTAATGCGTCATAAGTATGATCGTTACTGACTTTGGTGTTAATGTCTTCCATATTTGTCTTATCAATAGGTAGTGTGGGAAGATCAGCAATGATTTGTGTACAGTTGTTAAAGAACACCATACGTGGCTGCTCTGTCATCGTGTCAACTTGTAGACGACGATGTACTTCGTTCTTCCCCGCTACCCTGCTACCAGCAGAACGGTCAGCAGGTCGCCATCTACAACCCTTCATTATCATTCGTTCAGCAATAGAGGGTCCAGTGTCACCCCGTTTATGCCAACATGAGCTATCTAGTACACCATAACGTATCTTTTCACCATCTTCGGCCTGCATAACCATCACAGCAAGGTCTTCTGCCAACACTTTGCTAACATAAAGCTCCCTATATACCACCAAACTGTCATCGGGTGCTACAGCAAACCACAATACAGCGCTATAGCTACCATATCCGTAGTCACAAGACCTAAATCTAGGCCAACTGCTAGGGATTGTGAAGGGTTCTACTACGTGAATGGCTCTATTGAACTCAGAAAACGCTGCACCCTCTGCAATATCCCAATTTCCTTCCAACAATTGCTTACGTTGGTGCTCTGGCAAGGACAACAACATCGTTTCATAGTCACCTGACGCAGCCAAATAGGGATTGTCAGCCAGCTTTGCAGAGATAAACTTGCGTTTGAACAGTGGTTCGCCTTCTCTGCTGTGCCCTTTAGGGTAGACCAGTGTCTCTCCTGTCTCAACATCGGTGGCATAGAAGCTTTTACCGGGTGATGAGGGCACAATGAACATCTTCCTTACCCATTGATGGCCGGGACCACCGGGGTTGGTTGTAGCTCTCATGAATACAGGCAGATCAGTCGCTGCTGTACGCAGACGAGAACGCATATAGTTGTAGGCAAACGGTGTAGGCCATTGGGTTAGCTCGTCCCAAGCAATGTAGGAGAACGACAAACCTTGATAACGCATAACATCTTCGTCACGGTCGAGGTAGGACATCCACAACTTACCACCACTTGGATGCTGCCATTGCATCTTACGCTCCGACCACTTGATGCCGGGGTAAATCTTTGGATACATCTCCTGCGATTTCCAAATAAGTTCTCGCAGTTCTTCTGTAGTGTGACGAAGAATTAGTCCAGAGAATTGTGGATGCGCCATGTAGCGCAACGGATCAGCAAGAATGGCATAACTCTTACCACCACCAGCAGCACCACCATACAGCACTTCACGCTCTGAGGCGGCTAGGAAGTTGGTCTGAGGACCGGGGTTGGGTCTGAATATGACGTTGTCACGTTCAGGTTGAACAACCTCAATTAATGTTGGCTGTGAAGTATTGTCTAAGTTGGACGTATCGATCACTATTGAAGAAACTTCCGTCTTTGGTGCCGAGTCTTTCTTCGTACTCTTGCGCTTTTTTAAGGGCTTTTTCGTACCCATCGGCAAGCTTTCGATAAGTAGAGGATTTGCGTTTGTGGGACTGTTCATTCTTTATACGTTTCAATAGACCTACATGGCTTATCTCTCTGCCAGTGACAGTGGTGAGCCATGCCGCCACCTGCCTAGAGCTATACTGCTTTAAATATTTCTTGGCCTTCTCAAGAGCATCAAGCTCAAGCGCTACAGGCTGAAGCCAACCATCGTCTTCACTGTCAACAATGTACCCAAATGGAATAGTGCGTGACAGTCTTGGTATCTTAACATATTTGTTTGTAGCTGCAGGCTGTGGTAATACATAAGCACCTAAGCCAAAATCGAATGTGTCTACATCACCTTGCTCAGCCATCAATCTTCCTCACGTTCCTTTGCAGGCAACACCATAATACCACCAGTGCTTTCAACCTGCACCTTCTCTGTCTTCACCAAACCAGCACGGTCAAGCAAATCCTTAGCAGCCGACATCTTCTCTTTCAAACCAAGCTCAGTAGGATCGTCAATGGCACCTATCATAGCCACTGCAGCCTTTGGTGCTGCCATAGCAATGTAAAGCTGTGTAGCTTCAATGATTTCTTCTTTGAGATAGTTGGTGAGGCTTCGACGACTATAGCCTTCAGAGAAGCCAGCCATACGCATAGCTTGATTGATATTGCCACCAGCGTCAGCAAACAACACCTCAAGGAAGCGCTTATGTTGTTCTGTAAGTTCTTTAGCCATCAGAATAGTCCTTGTTCGTAATACTCTTCAACGGTGACAGTGGTGCTCATTGTCGAGCCAGCTTCAGGAGTAACAATAAGTGTATCACCGGGATAGAGAGCAAGGTAGCTACCATCAAGCTTCAGATAACCGTTTGCAGACAACACATACCCACCAACAATGTAATAGCTGGCACTAGCACTAGCATCGGTCCATTGGATAGAAACAACCTTATTGTTGCCGCCATGATTGGAAACAAACAACAGATTCATCTTAGCAATGTAGTTGGGAGGGCAGGTATAGACAGTGTTGGCAACACCAGCCGTCAGGTTAAGACCAACGCTCCTAATCTTCGGTTCTTTGTTCATTTCTTCTTAGCCTTAACCTTGGCCTCAGACAAAGCAATTGCTATCGCTTGCTTAGGCGATTTAACCACTTTACCGCCTTTGCCGCTGTGCAAGGTGCCTTCTTTGAACTCACCCATCACTTTAGCAACCTTCTTGGTTTGCTTTGTAACAGCACCACCTTTAGCAAAGCTTTTTGTAAAAGAAAAGTTAATCTTCTTATCAATCTTACCATCCATCATAGGTTGTCTAGCCGCTGAAACACCATAGGTTGTATCGCCTTTAGAATAGGAAGCATCAACACCAGTGATTTTCTTTTGCTTAAAAGTCTTCTCACCATCAGGAGTATCAACATTAACCTTTGATGCCATACCGCTGATGCCAGCAGAAACACGATCACCAGAGTCTAGTTCTTTAGATACACCAATGCGACCACCACCACCAGCACCTTTGACACCATCATTCTTGAAAGTGTTAGCGCCACCGGACATGCTAAACCTAGCACGGGTTTCTTCAATTTCTTTTTGGTCCATCACTTACCTTTCTTCATTGGCTTACCAACACCAATCATAATGGCAATACCCATAGGTTTACCCTTGCCTTCTTTGGCAAGACACTTACCAGCAGCCTTGCACTTAGCAGGAGTAGGACAGCCTTCGCAGGGCTTGAATGTTTTCTTTGTAGCCATGATAGTTTCCTTTAACGGTGCTTAGCCGTCTTCTTAGCAATGCTCTTTGGTTGAGCTACAACTTGTTTCCCCGCAGCTTTGCCAGCACGTTTTGCACGTGTTGTCGCAGCATACTCAGCAGGGCTAAGACTTTTAATTGCAGACTCAGGTAGATACCTTTCGCCCGTATCAGATGATCGTTTTCCACTTTTAGTCTTCCAATTCTGACTGGTCCAGTCGTTAAGGGATTGTTGGGGGGCTTTCAATCTCTGTACCCCCCGCCAGCGGCTTTGTACTTCTTAGCAACAAGCTGTGCTTTTCTAGCTGACCATTCACCAGCGCCAGTGCCTTGAGTTGCAGCAGACTTAACTTGCGACACAATCTTCTTACGCAAATCAGGCTTGGTGTAGTTGCCTGCAGCGTTCACTGTGCTCTTAGCTTTAGCCATATTACTTCTTAGCTTTCTGTGCAGGTGGTACAGATGCACCACAATTAGCCATACCGCCTTTGTTCATGTTGAGTTGCTTCTTAGCCTTTTCAACTTCTTCAGAGCTAACCTTCTCACCAAGCTTCAACTGCTTCTTTGCAGCTTCAACTTTGCTATCGGCTTTGTCTTCACGGCGTGTCAACCCACGTTCTTTGTTGAGGAAGTCACGAAGGCTAAGACCAGACGCTTCCAACTCTTTTTTGCTAACAACACGGGGCTTGTCTTTAGCAATACGCTTAGTTGCATCGTCAATGACAGCAGGAGGGAAGTCGTCTGGATAGCCTTTACGGGCATCACGTTCCTTCTTAGTCATTGCTGAATAGGGATCAGAACGATATTCTCCTGAATCAAAACCTTCACTGTCAACGCCCTTGTTATTCCTTTCAACAAAGGCTCTAGCACGAGCACGTGTGTCGTCGTCAATGTTTGGATTCTTTGCCATGATTACTTCTTAGCCTTCTTAGCAACAGAGCCACCCTTAGCCATGTTGGTGGCTGTGCGGCTACCACGCTTTGGCAACTCTTTAGCGACAGCACCACCGTACATCATTGGCTTACCAGCGGTCTTCTTCTTAGCCATACCACCTTTGTTAAAATCCATATCGTCAGACTCACGATCAACTTGTTTCTGAATACTATCACGAATACTATCGCTACTCATTGGTCGCTTCTTATTGGCATCAGCACGGTTCTCTACTTGTTTCTTAGTGAGAGCACCTTCTTTTTCTTTTTCTTTCAAAGACTTAACCATGTCTTTGTTTTCTGATCGACGATCAATTTCCATTTTCGAATAGTATTTGTCGTCTTCTTTACCTGACTTACTAATCTTTTCAAGCTCGTCTTTTTTCTTTGTGACCATTTCTCTCATCTTGGTCAGATGTTCAACTTCAGCTTTCACAGCACCTGAAGTATCTTTCTTCATTGCCTTTGTTGCAAATTTACCTAGAATAGACATTATTTACCACCCTTCTTCACTGCACCGCCCTTAGCCATCATAGGCTTATCAGCCATGCCGCCGTACATCATTTTCTTAGCAGCAGGCTTCTTAACCGCACCACCCTTTGCCATCCTCACACCAGCCTTCATAGCGCTCTTCTCTTCCATCTTCACAGCTTGGTCGAGATATTGATTACGAACTTCTTGAGGCAAGGTTTTATCCTTAGCCATCTCACGTAGCTTAGCTACTTTCTCTGCATCTGTCTTCGGTGCCATTGGCATACTATTTCCTTTAATAAAAGAGGCTATGCCTCAAACACTGCTGTCGGTCTTGTCTATGCAACGAAACGCTACAGCTTGAACAGGCTTGTCTTTCAACAAAGCCAACAACTCTTGCACCTTCACAGCCGCTGCAGCTTCACAGCTTTGCTGGTCTTTGTACATCACGTAATACTCATGCTCCAACACCATACACGCTTGCGCTATGCAGATGAGATATTGAGCAACGTACATATGTTATATCATTTTTAAAGCTTGTTCACCACTTTGTTTTATTGGCCCAAAACGCTGCAGACATCTTACCCTTTGCAATGTTAGAGGCATGACGGGCTTTAAAGGCTTCGTTACGCTTACTACCATTGGGACTTCCTTCAACACCCTTCTGACCAAATCGAATCAACTTGACAGTTGTTCCATCCTTAGCCAACACAGCATGACTCTTTGTCGGATGATCTGGTGTTGCTTTAGGCTTATTATACCCACTAAACTCTTCACTGCCTCTTTTGATTGCCATTGTTAATATCTCCAACTATTGCGCCTATCGCGCCACCCGTTAGCCTTCATAGCCTCTTCAACATTGTCTAACGGAAAGAAGAAGCCTGTTTGCTTCTCAACAGAAGCTCTAACATAAAAAACATCTGAATGAGGAACATAGATGTTGTCTAAACTGCCTTTGTGTAAAGCTATATAGATCTTTGCTGCATAAGAGTACGGTGGACTGTTTAGAAGCCCTTTAGCTTCTACCTGCTCTTTTGTAAGCAACAACTCTTTTTGATCTAACAAGAAATCAATTACTGTACGACTGTTATGTTTCATAGGCTATATAGTACTTCATAGGCTGCCTACTGTATTGTGCAGGCTAGGTATGAAGTAGTATATAGCTAAAAGACAACAAAGGCAACAACTAAAAGAAACAAATTATTTGTCTATTTAGATAACATCTTCATGGTTTGTTTTGCTCTATATAGCCCTATAGAACTATTTAGCTATATAGGGTATGTTGTTATCTATCTATGTGGATCTAAACGGTTTCTACATAGTCTATATAGAAGCATCAGCACCCCAGCACCCCTATGTTATATCAATCCTGAAAATCTTGTCAAGCGATATATTTGCTTGTGTTGTTTTGTAGCAACATAGTGTAATGATTTCATAGTCGATTTTGTAGCGGGGAAGGCTATGTTGCATGGGAAGGCTTTAATGGTCCTGTAGGGGGCTATCTAGTGGTGGAGCTATGTAGCCCTTACCTTGTGATGGTAACGCATTGTAGCCCCGTTGCAGCCTGTGTGTGGGGGCAATAGAGCTTGAGAGGCGGTGCAGATTGTGTTGTGGTTAACAGAGTAATTTAGCCCTTCTGTGGCCTTCACAGTATACAAATAGCGCCCCACCCCCCGGTGGCCCACGCCACCCCCTGCACAGGGCTGCGCTGCGCTGGGATGCATGCATAGGTATGCGCTGCGATGTGGGTGATATACATAGGCGCATGCAATTTGACCCGCATATGTAGATCTTCAATGAATTCAAAGACTTACACGCATGAAGCAACTGATCAAATATCGGTGTTCTTTTTGTTGACCCTGTCAGAAAACAGTGGTTTTTAATGACTACCCGGTCAGTAAGAGTGGCGGTATACTGTACAGCTATACAGTACTACCCCATCGTCTTACCCGCT